AAAAAAGCGTTAAAGACTTAGAATTATCTATGAATGAATTTCGTGAGGCCAAAGAAGGTATTAATGATAAGAAGAAAAGAGCAGCTGATCTTATTAAAAAATTAAGATAATGACACTCAGAGAATTAAGAGAAATTATTAAAAAAGCCATGTATGAAAGTACTATTGATGTACCTGGTGACCCTACTAGACTAACACCACAACAAAAATCAACTGAAATATCTAAAGCTAGGAGAGTAACTAAAAAACCTAGATTAGGTACATCTGACGATCCTGTAGATTTTATTTAAAATATTAAAACTAGTTATATGAAAAAAAGCATCATTACCTTAGCTATTGTAACACCACTTACATTAATAGTTATTAACTTAGGTCTTAAACAAAATAAGACCGACTTTCAATCTCAAATAGATTCGTTAAATCGAGCTAATGATTCTTTATTAGTTAAAATTGATGATAATCAAAAACTTATCAATCGCATCGACTCATTAAATGAGGTATTAGAAAATGAAATTCAAAGTACTAAATTTAAATTGGGTGAGTTAAACAGTAAAGCAAATATTTATAAGAAATTATATAATGAAGAACATAATCGTATTGACACTATGTCTAATCCTGTCCTCGTACGCGAGTTCACAAACGCTTTCGATTGATACTCAATGCTGTGTACCCTGTGCTACATTAAAAAAAGCACTACTAGTTAAAACAGAAAAAGATTATCTGAAAAACCAAATCGGAGTTACTCGCGACTCAGTTACTATTTTAAGTGTTATTGTTTCTCAACAAGATACTTTAATTAAAAATAAAAATAATCAAATTGATTTGTACAAGAAAAACGAATTAAACTACACTCAGATTATTGACAATAAAAGTAAACAAATTGGGTTATATGATAAAGAATTAAAAACTGTTAAAGCAGGTAGAAGAGTAGCATATGGTGTTGCTATACTATCTATTATTAGCAGTTTATTAGTTGCATTATGAGTGAAAACGTAGACTATAGAGAAATTATTAAGCAGGAGTACATTAAATGTGTACAAGATCCTGCTCACTTTATGAGGAAATACTGTAACATACAGCATCCTCAACGTGGTAGAGTACTATTTAATTTATATCCCTTCCAAGCTAAAGTATTAAATCTTTGGAAAGATAACCCATACTCCATTATCTTGAAGTCAAGACAGTTGGGTATCTCAACATTAGCCGCAGGATATTCGCTGTGGCTGATGTTATTCCATAAAGATAAAAACGTCCTTTGTATTGCAACCAAGCAGGATACTGCTAAAAACATGGTTACAAAAGTACGTTTTATGTATGACAGTTTACCTTCATGGTTAAGGGAAAAAGATAAACCAATAGAAGATAGTAAATTAACATTAAGATTAAATAATGGTTCTCAAATTAAAGCAACTTCAGCCTCTAGCGATGCAGGTCGATCAGAAGCTGTTTCTATGTTGATTATAGATGAGGCCGCATTCATTGAAAACATTGGAGAAATATGGGCATCAGCACAACAAACACTAGCCACAGGTGGTGGAGCAATTGTACTTTCAACACCGTATGGAACTGGAAACTGGTTTCATCAAACGTGGGTAAGAGCAGAAGCGAAGGAAAATGATTTTCTTCCTATTAGATTACCCTGGTTCGTTCACCCTGAACGAGATGAGGTTTGGAGAAAACGCCAAGATGAATTACTAGGTGATCCACGACTATCAGCACAGGAATGTGATTGCGATTTTAGTACATCCGGTGATGTAGTATTTTACCCTGAATGGTTAGAGTTTATAAGAGAAACAACAATACGAGAACCACTTGAAAGGAGAGGAGCCGACCAGAATCTTTGGGTATGGGAACCTGCAGACTATACACGCGAGTATATGGTAGTAGCAGACGTAGCTAGAGGTGATGGAAAGGATTTCTCGACTTTCCACGTCATGGATTCGGCAACAAATGTACAAGTTGCTGAGTATAAAGGGCAAATGTCTACTAAAGAGTTTGGGTACTTTTTAGTGGGTATTGCCACTGAATATAATCAAGCCCTATTAGTGGTTGAAAACTCATCTATTGGGTGGTCAACAATAGAGGCTATTTTAGAAAGAGGATATAGAAATCTGTATTACTCTCCAAAAGGAGGTGATACTTTAACAGTTGAGTCGTATTTTCAAAGATATGAAAATAATCCTAATTTAACTCCTGGTTTTACTATGTCTTTAAAATCCCGTCCTTTAGTAGTAAATAAATTTAGAGAATATATCGGCGATCGTTCTGTAGTAATCCAATCAAAAAGATTATTAGAGGAAATGAAAGTGTTTATTTGGAGGAATGGAAGAGCAGAGGCACAAGGAGGATATAATGATGATTTAGTAATAGCTTTTGGTATCGGAATGTATTTAAGAGATACATCATTACGATTCCAACAACAGTCACAAGATTTAACAAGAGCATCTCTTAACTCATTCAAAGCAACCCAAATGAATACCTCTGGAGTCTACTCACCTAAAACATCTTACGGAGATAATCCGTGGAGTATGAATGTAGGAACAGATAACGAAGATATTACTTGGCTTCTCTAAATATTTATAACAAACACAAATGGCAGATACCAGTTTATTTACGCGACTCAAACGATTATTTTCAACCGATGTTATAGTACGAAACATCGGGGGAGATGAACTTAAAATTATAGATGTTAACAAAATCCAGCAATCTGGGCAAGTTGAAACCAACTCATTAATTGACCGTTTCTCTCGCTTACACTTAACAGGCGCGGCTCCTATCTATAACCCAGCACTTAATTACCAAACATTAAGAACCCAATTATATTCTGATTATGAGGCTATGGATACAGATTCTATTATTGCCTCTACATTAGACATTATTGCTGATGAATGTACTTTAAAGAACGATATGGGGGAAGTACTTCAAATTCGTTCTAGCGATGAAGATATACAAAAAATCCTTTATAATTTATTTTATGATGTTTTAAACATTGAATTTAATTTATGGGCATGGATTCGCCAAATGTGTAAATATGGTGATTTTTTCTTAAAATTAGAAATTGCTGAAAAATATGGTGTGTACAATGTTATCCCTTATACAGCATATAATATTATTAGAGAAGAAGGATTTGATAATAAAAGCCCATCTTCCGTAAGATTTAAATTTGATCCCGATGGATTATCAGGAGGTGGATCAATGTCCTCAGGATATTCTTATATGAATAAACAAGGTGACAATGCTATTTATTTTGATAATTATGAAGTAGCTCACTTCCGTTTATTAACAGATGTTAACTATTTACCTTATGGACGTTCATATATTGAACCTGCGCGTAAATCGTATAAACAAATGGTGTTGATGGAAGATGCGATGCTTGTACATCGTATTGTTAGAGCGCCTGAAAAGCGCGTATTTTACATGAATGTTGGTAATATACCACCTAATGAAATAGATGCATTTATGGAAAAAACAGTTTCTAAAATGAAACGTACTCCATACATTGATCCTCAAACAGGCCAATATAACTTAAAATTCAACATGCAAAACATGATGGAGGATTTTTATATTCCTGTTCGTGGTAATGATGCAACAACTAAAATTGAAACTACAAAAGGATTAGAATATGATGGTATTCAAGATGTTATGTACTTAAGAGATAAAATGATTGCTGCTCTTAAAGTACCTAAAGCGTTTTTTGGATATGATAAAGATTTAAGTGGTAAAGCAACATTAGCAGCCGAAGATATTCGTTTTGCTCGTACTGTAGAACGTATTCAAAAGATTATATTGTCTGAACTATATAAAATTGCTTTAGTTCACTTATACTCTCAAGGATATAATAACGAAGGATTAACAAACTTTGAATTAGGTTTAACAACTCCTTCTATTATCTATGACCAAGAAAGAATTAATTTACTTAAAGAGAAAGTAGAATTAGCTCGTAACATCATGGATACTAAATTACTTCCTACAGACTGGATCTATGATAATATCTTCCACTTTAGTGAAGATGAGTATGATGATTATAGAGATTTAATACGTGAGGATATGAAACGTGCTTTCCGTTTAACTCAAATTGAAAGTGAGGGTAATGACCCTATAGACACAGGCAAATCATATGGTACACCACACGATTTAGCTGCTTTGTATGGCACTGGTCGATATGAGGCATCTAGAGAAGTTCCGGGTGGATATAATGAAGATGAACCGTTATTAGGAAGACCTAAAGAAAAAGTATCGGATATAAACACTCAAGATAATGCTTTCGGAAGAGACAGATTAGGAGTTAAAGATATGAAAGCAGATGACCAAGAGAGTTATGGAAGACTTAAACCTCAAAGCGTATCAACACCAGCATTAGAGGCTAAAACCGCTTACCTTAAAAACAAAACATTGCTTGAAAGTTTAAATAAAA